ACTTAGCAAATCTAATTCCAATTCCAAAGTCAGCTCTTACTGCTGTTTGTAATCTTTTAATATTATTAGATGTCGCAAGATAATCTATGTTTTGCTTTACAGCCTTTGCAATAGTAATTGGATAATTCCAAACTTCTTTTTTAGCAATAAACCAACCCTCAGCAACATTACCCCATATTCTTTTCATACCTGCTGCAGCTATTACTTCATCATTAATTAATCCTGTAAATGCTAAATGCTCTTGTTCTAAATCCATACATTCTTTATTGGTATCATTAATAATAAACTTTGCATCTTTTTGAGTAAGCATATGGTTCATTTGTGATTGCATGATTATTTTACCATGATTTTGTTTATAAGGAATTATAATTAGTTTATTAGTCATTTGTTACCAGTTCAGGATATAACGATAAAATTGTTAAAGGTAAAGGTTGAGTTTGTCTTACATAGATAAAACCATCTGTTTCATAGTTACCTCTAAACTCTATTTCCTTATCACCTGTAAATGCTGGGATAGCTTGATCCATAGGAGTCGCAGAAGATCTAAATGGTATTGATTCCATATTAGATAAATTTGATCCAACCTCAACACCTACTGTTTCAAATAATCTTAATGATATATTAAATATTCTTTTTGTTTTAGCTTGTGATGTACCATTTTGAGCTCCAGCATCTATTCTCATAGTTTGTAATAATGATGTATATGATAAACCAACTTTAACTTTAGTTGATGGTCTTGCTAAAGTAATTGAGCCAGATGATACAACTCTATCTGGATGAGTAGAGCCATCAGCTAGAACAGATACAGTTTGTCCCTCAAGATGAGATAAGCCTGATATAGTTGTTGTTGAAGCTCCAGAATAAGATAATGATGAATCTAAGAAATTAAATGTTGTGTTATCTGTTTCTGTAAAATCAAATGTATTTATATATTCAACATATCTTTTTGTTGATCCATTAATTGTACGTTTAATAATAACCCATGTTTGATATTCTTTGTCATCTGTTGGAATTGTTGCAATAGATTCACACACAGCAATACCTGCACCAAATGCACCGCCAAATATATGTTGATGCCAAGCAACTACTTGTTGTTCTCTTTGATAAGTTAAACCAACTAATCTTCCATCTTCTCTTACACACCAAATAATTTGATTAGGTTCTTGTTGGTATGACATTTGATTAATTCCTGATTCAGAAATATGCTCAGCAAGAATAGTCATGTCTGGTGCAACATAACCATCTACGTCAAAGTTATAAGCTAGTTCTCTAATCTTTCTTTTAGCACGTTGTAAAAACAAAGTTACGTTACCTACTGGAATAGCATCTAAATTTGCACAACCATGGTTAGATTGTTTCTTAATTAAAATATTTGTTGGAGTTACAGGATCATCTGTACCACCTCCTGATACTGAAAACTCACCACCTACTGTTCCTACAATTAAAGTTCTTGTTGCAGATAAAAATCTAATTGCATTAACTTGGTTAGAAGCAATCGTGTAAGTTATTGCATCATCATCTGCTACTGTGCCATGATAATTTTCATCAAAGTTTTCATAATCACCAGACTTAGAAAAGAATAATGTTTGTGGTTGAGTTGTTGTTCCTGCAAATACTAATCTTTGTTCATAGAAAGATACGCAAGAAGGATAACCAGTTGTTCCAGACCAAGCACCTAATGACCAATCAGTTGTTGTTGCTGATGAACCTAGATCATGTAAAACTGTTCCAACTACTACTGTTGTGCTTGTTACTGATGTTATTTTAAGTAATCCTGATGATCCATGTATGTGAATAAATCTACCAACATCAGTTGATTGAAAGCCTGTGTTATTATTTATACCTGTTGTTGATGAAGCTGTGATAGTTGATGTTGTTCCAACTCCTGTATGAGAAGCATTAAATGTTGTTGTTGTTATATTATGATCAAGCATTGGACCATGATCAAATGCAACTGTTGTTAAAGTCCAAGATGTATGTCCAGTTCTAGATAATTTTCTAGGTTCGTAATTTGGATGGCAAATGTACATTACATCTGCTGATTGTGCATATTTTAAATTAGGAAGATCTGCTTCTAAATAAGGTGTAGATATTTCATAAGGTGAACCACCTGATAATATAATTCCACTGTCTTTATAAAAGCGAATATATTGATTACCAAATTCTAAAATGTAAGTTTGTGTTGTAGAAAATTCAAAAGGAATAAGTCTAGTTTTTTTTGTACTATCTTTTACTTCTCTAACAAATGTTGTTCCCGGTCTTCTAGCTGCAGATCCATGAGGATAGACAACCATGTTTTGTAATGTCTTACAACCTGATGCATATTTAGCTAAATCATTTCTACCATCTAAACGTGGTGATAATTCTCCAGCAGTGAAGTTTGTTAATTGTACCGCAACTCGTGCCATTGCTTAGTACCTTGAGTTAATGAATGAACCTGCGTCTATTATGTCTGCTAAACCATTATCTAATAATGTATTCTGTCCCTCAGTAGCATCTACAAATCTAGCATCTTTTAATTTCTCTTGGTATAGTGAATACATTTGTTGTGCTACAGGATTAGAAGATGTGATAGCATAAGCGATATCAGCAGCTAGTGCTGAAGATATTACTTCTCTTAATAGTTCATCATATTCATTTGGATCTTCAATTCTAGCAATGTATAAAATTTTCATTGAATTTATATTTGTTAGAATTTTTCTACCTTCAACTTTATAATCATAATCATAATCTAATATTGTTAATAAGCGTAAGCAGTCAGATGGTAATGTATATTGATATGTGTAACCCCAAGCTGGAGTTGCTGTGTCTGATGCTAATTGAATTCTTTTTTGTAAACAGTTCCAAGGATGATGTCTGAATACTGCATCTCTAACATTTGCATATCTTGCATTGCAAAGTCTTGCGTTCTTAGAATCTTCTGTAAGTGATAAGATTGTTGATGCACCTAATTGATTTAAAGCACCATTACAAATTTCTACTATACTTGCCATGTTAGTCTTTCTTTATAATATATTTGCGTCTTAATTGTCTAGGTTTAACTAAAGCAAATATCTCAGCTTCTGTTAATTCCAGATCTTTATCAAAACCATGATGTGTAGTTGATGTATGTTTAAATCTATCAACTAAAACATAACGATAGATATAATCTTTATTTTGGAAATGTAAAATTGTTTTTATTTCGTTTAGTTTTTTCATTGTAAGATGGTGGGGATTGCTCCCCACCAAATGCGTATATTACGCTTCGTATGCTTGAATTTGAACTACTTTAGCTTCTTCCATTCTTGTAGCACCGAATGCTGAAGAATAGTAAACTTGAGTAGCGTAACCTTTATCAGATCTCTCATCAATTCTAGCAGTTACATCTTTTCCTACAGCAAGAAGGATACCATCTTGTGCGAAAGCGATACAATCTCTCTTAGAACTTGCTAAGTTTAATCTGTTAGAAACGATAAAGTTAAATCCTAAGAATGAATTAATATCACCCATAGCAAGTGCTTTAACAGTGTTAAAGTCGCTTGAAGTAACTTCAGTTGTTCCTAATAAGTCATCGATTTGTTTTGGACCAACTACGATAAATCTTGGAATAGAAGGATCTACATCCCCTAAGTCTAAGATTTTCTTAGCTTGTCTTAATTTAGCAACTGATAAACCAGCTGTACCTGCTTCTAGGATTTTTTGTCCATTTGGCAATACAGTTGATGTTCCACCGGCAACGCCAGTGAATGCAGTTCCAGTTGCAGCAGCGATGATAGCATCGTCCATAGCTCTTCCCATTGCGTAAGCAGCAGCTTGTGCATAAGAAGAAGTTGGATCTGCTAACATTCTTACTTTATCTAGATCGTCAATTAGATCAGCGAATTCATAATCAACAAGAGAAACTCTACGTCTTGAATGTGGAGTATCAGCCTGTGGAGTATCTGAATGTCGGCTTGATCTTACTGTAGCAGTAACGCTTCCGATTTGATCAAAGAAAGCATTTTTACCTACTACTGACTCAACTCTAACCTTATCTCTTAAAAGAGATCCAGATTGTTGAGATAACATTTGTATATTAGCAGAGTACTGCTCTACAAATGCTGTAGTTATTTGTGTAGACATTTATTTTTTATCTCCATTTGTAATTAAAGTTAATTCATCCACATGACGAATTAACAAAGTTTAAAACAATCAGAGAAGTTCTCCATTTATTCAATAGGCTCTCTTGCATTTAAAGTCTGTTAGACTCAAGTCTTTCCTAGTGTCATGTGAGGTTCTTTTGGAATTGTCCCACAACTAATAGATGATTGTTTTATGACCACCTATTAGTTGTGTACTATTATAAAATTAAAATATTTACAATATATAATTTTATGCGTGTAGCATTTCTCTTAAAGCTAACACCTGATTAACTACTTTTTGGTGATCTGGGTGCATTTTATTCCAATAAGC